CAGCCACCTGCATTGCTCCCGCGTCATGGTCAGCACCATCATGTGACCGCCGTCTGGGTATCCGTCCTTTACCACAGCTTCGAGAACGAAGCCTGCCCGCAAGTCCATTGTGACCGTTGTGGGCGCGCGGGTGTTGGCGATCGCAATGAACTTGCGCACCTTGATTTGGTTGAACACATAATCGCATAGCATCCACAACAGCTCGCGCGTCAGCCAGCTTCTGTGCTCTCCGGCCATATGCCCGACGATCGAGCCGCCCTCGCCGGTGAACTGGCAAAGGACAAAGCCGCCTCTGCGCTCACCATCATCGCTCACATGCATAAGCGAGTGGTTATGGTTCGGGATGTAGGGGTCGCCGCCGACGCGATCCATGATCCACTGGCCGTCGCCTGCGAAATCTATCCTGATCTGCACTACGGTAGTTCCTAGCCGATGACGATAACCCGCGCTGCATTAGCCGCCGGTGCTGAGGCGAAAGTGACCGTGACGTGGTTCGCATCGGTGTTCGCAACCGAGCACGCGACCTGGGTGAACGGCGAGGCTGACAGGAACACCTGCGTCAGGACATCCTGGCGCCCGAGGTTATGCGCCACAGGGTAAATGAGCGTCGTGCCGTCGCCAATGTTGCCAGCAAATTTATGAGGCAGGGCGTTAATATTGTTCTGTAGGATCGTATCAGCGCTTGCGCGAGTGGCTACTTCGGTCGCGAGATTGGTGGTCAAGGTGGTGTCTGCGCCACCGCGCGTAGCCGCTTCCGCCGCCAGGTTGGTGGCCAGCGAGGTATCGGCGGCCATCCGCGCCGTCGTTTCCGCAGCCAAACCGGCGCTCGTCGCCGTGCCGGCGAGGGAGGCTACGATCGCGGCTTCGGCCGTTTCAGCGCGCGAGGTCTCCGCGGCGATCGCCGTCGCATTGGTCTGGTCGCCGGCGATGCGGGCCGTCGTCTCAGAAGCCAGCCCGGCACTCGTCAGGCTGAGCGTGGTCGCAGCGGGTGCGATCTGGGACTGGCCCTGCGAGGACTGAAGCGCCGCCTCCGACGCCACGCCCAGGCGCACCAGATCGCTCCAGGTCGCCGCCCGGTCGAGCGGGCCGCCAGTCTGCCCGGCCAGGCTGCGAAGGCCCTGGATGATCGGCCGCATGAGGTAGGCGAGGGCGCCTGGGTCCGGCGTCGGCTGCTGCGTGATCGACGGGACATGCGGGTTTGGCGTCGGCGCGTTCGCCATCAGACCTTGTCCAGCATCCGGGCGGTCGGTGCCAGCTCAATCTTCCGAACCGGCGTCCGCGCCAGGATTTGCAACTGGAAATCGAAGCACTTGTAGCCGGACGGCAGTTTGAACACCGTGCGTTCCGCCGTCAACGCCCGCTGGTAGACCAGCCTGCCGTCGCTGATCCCGCCGTTGATATAGAGGCGGAACAGGCACGCCGTGCCGGCCGGGAGCTGCAAGGTTACATCCCCGTTATCTGTGGCCGGCGGCGCGTAGGAGCGCGCGACCGCCGGCGCAATATCGGGCGTGAGCGTGACGCGCGCGGCGCCGATATTCGTCGGAGACGCGAGGTTGAAGACCTTCGAGGTCCACCGATAAAGCAAGTCGGTCGTTCCGGCCGCGACGGGGTCCCACTGGTAGACGGTCGTCCCTGCGATCAGATAGGTCAGGCCATTGTATTCGTCGTTCCAGATATCTGTGACGCCCTCGAAGGCATTGAGCTGGACGATGCCCAAGCCATTCTGGCCCTCGTTGATCAGAAAGGTGGAGGCCGCGTCCGCGTCGATGATCGAGCCAACCCCGTTTCGGTCGGGGTAGATCGAGATATACTGGTTCCGGTGGCGGCAGGTCTGCATCTGCCCACTGGCATAGGTGTTCAGCCATTCTGCTCGCGTCATGATCTTCGCGGTGGTGTTCGCCGCGCCGAAATAGTTCAGCTTCATGATGCCATTCTGGCTGGCATAGTAGACGCCGCTGAGATCGACGATGATCGAACCCCGGGCGATGCACGGCTCGGCCACCTGGATTTCCGAAACGGTGAACGCCGCCGGCGTCGAGCCCGACCCGCTGAACGGGAAACCCGAGGTGATGACCATCAGCGAGCCCTGCCAAATGCCCAGGCCCATGATGTCGTATTGGACAGAGAGGTCGTAGCCGGCGGGCCACGCATGCGGCGCATCGGGCTGGCAGAAGTGCAGCGTGTTGTTGGTGAACCCGATCAGCATGCCGCCTGGGAAGGCCGTGAGACCGTCCAGGCCGGTCGGCGGCGGCAGATAGTCGGCCGTGGCCAAAGTCAGGTTCAGCACCACCGTGGCGTCAAGCGCGGGGTCCACATAGGTGGCCGGCACGCTCCCGACGGCCCACTCGATGACGCGATAGAAGACGGCGCCCGTCGTCGCCCCTGTAACCGTGCGATAGAGACACACCGACGCGACGGCCGGGTAACGGAACCCGGCAGGAGATGAGGGCGCCACAGTCGGCAGCCCACTGATCGTCCAGGTGCCGTCGCTCGCGCCGTCCACCACTGCGGAGGCCTGGGACGGGGAACTCTCGAGCCCGTTCACATCGATGAAGGTGAAGAGGTAGGACCGGGCCACCTCTGGCACCGAGCCATCCGTCGTGCCGCCCGCGGCTGTTACCGTTAAGACAGCGGCCGGGTCGGGCGCGATGAACCCGAGGTTGTAGGGCGGGTTGCCGGCCAGGATGTCGGCATAGGTGCTGAAGAACGCACCCACGCCCGGCACCGTCCAGTAGACGCGGTGCTCGGTATCGTCCGCGAGCGGCGACCGACACACGCTGGAATTGGGGTCCGGTAGCCCCAGCCATGCGTCGGCGCCGCCCGCAGTTGGTGAAGGCAAGCGATAGGCTTTCTGGTAGCTCGCGCCAAAGGTGTGGACTGGAATGGGCTGCGCGAACCCGTTGAGGTCCCCGTCTTCCATGTCGCAGTTCCACGCCTCCGATGCCGCATTCGGCGGCAGCAGCATCGGATCAAAGCGCGGCAGGACCCCCGAGAAGTTCTCGATGGCCCAAGGCGGGTCAGCTACCGCCAACGAACCCAGGCGCCCTGAATGCGCCGGAAGACATAGCTCGTCGCCGCAGCGGCCGCGGTCAGGCCGGTCACGGCGTTACCGAAGTGGTCCTGGAGCGTCAGGGCCGTCACCGCACTCCTGAAATACAGCTCGATGAACTGGCCGCTCGCGTTAGCGCCCGACGGTGCCGTCGGCAGGTTGACGGTCAAGGCCGCGATCGTGGCCGAGTGCATGAAGGCGACATATCGATCGCTATAGGGCAGCACTACGGTAGTGCCGGTCGTCGGCACCTGCACGTCGATCGGTGGGTCGCCGTCTTCATTGTTGAAGGTGCCGTCCGGGTTATTGAAAGCCATGTCAGAGTCCTTTCGCCGGCACCGGCTTTTTCGCCAATGCCTTTTTCATGGAGGTCGGAAGGCCCTTTCCGGCCGGGGCCTCGAGCGGCTTCTGCGGAAGCGACTTGCCGGGATTGCCGGGCACGACACCTGTGGGCGACTTGCCCTCTTTGCCGGTGCCGTAGGACGGGGTCTTGTTCCCCTTGGATTTGGGCGCGGCCATTGTCAACTCCTGATCGTTATCTGGGTTTACTATTGCGTTCCAGGTGGTGAAGGATTCGCGCATCGACGACGCGCTCAATGCGATCATCACCACTCTCCGCGTTGGCCATCGGCGGTCTCATGATCAGAGCGTAATGCCATACTGCGTTGCCCGGTTGCGGATTTGCGCGGCGACGGCGGCGATGTCGGAGGATGAAAGATACGATGTCCAAATTCCGCCGCAGAAAAAATCGCCGATTCCAGTCATGCCCAGGAAAGCCGACTGTATGCTCTCGCCGAAAGTGATCGGCGCCGGGGTCTTGCTGGGCACCGCATCCGTTCCCGCATAAGGCGTGGCCGATACGCCCGCAGTGAGCGCCTGCATGTTGACCGCCGAGACGCCACCGCCCACGGAATACTGAAACATATACAGACCCCATGCCTGCATCTGTGCATTGGTCAACGTCATGAACTTGAGCGTTGTCTCGAAACTGGGTGCGAAGGCCACGCCGATGTTGCCCCCGCTGTTTCCGAAATTTGCTTGCACGGCATAGCCTGCAGCCGCGTCGTTGTCCCCAAAGATCAGGACGTTGTTCGATAACCCGCTGGTGGGGATAGCACCTTCGGCGCGCAGCGCCACCATGACTGTGAGCGCGCCGCCTGTGCTGGGCGTGTCGATGGTCTCGGTCACGTTGGTGTTGAGCCCGCTGCTCGCGGAATTGAAGCTGGCGTAACCGGGCGACGTTCCGGATACGCCGGGCGTATATGTGGGGCTACCGATCAGCGTCGGCGTGACGCCGCCCAGCGCAAGATTGCGGACCGTTTTGGCCTGCGTCCCGTCGAAGAAGTTGAAGAACGCTGGCTGCACGCTCGCGGCAGAGATATAGCCGCCCGGATTTGGGCCGCCGTCTGCGTTGAGGTCGATTTCCCAAGAGCCATAAGCGGTCATACTAAAGGTCCTTCAGCCTGCGACGGCTTGTCTGAAAAAGAGGACGCACGGATTGGCGAGCGAGAACGGCGTGCCAATAATGGCAGGGTAGTTGTCAAGGACCGGAGCCCCGTTACCAGCTGTGTATTGATAAGTCACGTCACTCATCATCGGATCGGAGTCGAATAAGTTGCCACGGCCTGCATTGGATACGTCGCCGTAACCCACGAGCGGAGGTGAGGTCGCTGACATCACGCGGTCCAGTTGGATGAGGACCGACGTATCCGAGATGATCGTTGCCGACTGAAGTTTCGGGTTAGGTGTTCCGTCTGTGGATTGCACGACGAAGCCACCAATGCCGCCGGGCGTGATAGTGCTGGAAAAACCGCCCGCATTAAAGGCGATTGGACCTGTGGGGGTCAGAGTCTGGCCGCTCTGAACGCCAAACAACGCCAGCGTGTTAAACATATAAATCGGCTTCCAGATGAGTGGCGGCTCCGGCACATGGAAGTCGATCAGGATGACATCGCCCCGCGAGGTGATCGTCATCGGCATGAGCGGGAGCCACCCCTGGCCGAGGTCCATGACCTTGTGCCGGACCTTGCCTCGCATCGAGCCGAACCAGCGCTCACCATTGCTGGACTTGTGCTCGCCGTAGTTCGGGACGGCGTATTTGCCGCCGACCATCACGACGTTGCCCTGTGTGTTCGCCACCGCGAAGTCTAGCTGGGCCTGCGGGATGCCCTGGGCGTTCGACTGAAGTGCGTTGTCGGTGTCCTGCTGGAACATCTCAAAGAGTGGCGGTGCGGACTGACCGGTAATGCTCTGCACCTGAGCGATAGCCGCAGCATTATATGCGGCAAGCTCAGACTGATAGGTCGCATAGCTCGTCGCGGGCGTGGCCTGGGCGTCAGAGCCTCCCTGACCGAATTGGACGACGGACACACAATAGGATTTGCTGAGCGCTGCTGCGGCCGCCTGCTGCGCGGTGACCGCGAGGCCGAACTTTGTCCAGATACTCGGCGTGGCTCCTGGGGACAGCGCGGCAAGCGTCTGTCCACTGACCGACACATCGTTGAGGACCAGGAGCCGGGACGGATCGGCTGCGAGCTGGCGGCTGCGAAGCTGTAGCCGACGCCAGAAGTTCGCGGCCTGGACGCAATTTCCTTCGCCTGTGTAGCCCGAATAGACCCAGACGATGACAATTTGGGCGGCCTGCGACGTGGACATTGCCACGGCGCCAGCGCCGAACGTAGCGGTGATCGTCGTCGCGGTGACGGCAGTGATCTGGAAGGTGAGCCCGTTGTTGGCTGCCGCCGCTCCCGTCAGGCCACCGACGTTGAAATAATTCCCCACAGCAAACTGTGCAGCAAAATTCACACTATCGGAGGTGTTGAAAGTCGCCGTCGTGCCGCTGACCGCGATCGTGAGGGTCGCGAGATTGAAGACGACGTTGGAAAAAGTCACAATAGTCGATGGTGATCCGCCGCCGGTGTCGTTCGATTGCGTAACGGCCACCAGAGGATGGAACCCGGTGTCGCCGAGCGGCGCCCATGTGTTCGTCGCCGATAGCGTGCTGCCCATCGGCGTAGTGCCGACGCAGAGATTGTCGAAAGGCTGCGTCGTGGACAACGCTGGGACTGACTGGAAGCCCTTCTCATCGGACTGCCCGGTGTCGATGATCCCGTTGTAATTGCAAACCGGCTGCTGCACGACGATGTTGGTCTGATCCCGCACGATCTGGCTGCGCGCGAGGTTGAGCGCATTGTGCCGATCAATCTCGGACTGGGTGAACGCCGTCTGAGCGAGACCCGAGAATGTCAGGTTCGACCCGTTGAAGATCACGAGGCCAGAACCGTCCGTGATAAGCTTGCCTTGAAACAGCGGGCTCGCCTGGAACTTCACATAGCCGACCTGGCCACCCGCGCCGAAGCTGTAGGTGCTCCCGTCGGTGAGACGGTAGCCCAGGACGAGCCCGGTCTTGTCAGTGATGACATCGGCGTAGTTTGCTGTTCCGGGAACGATCGTCTTGTTCGGCGCATTGAGCGCGGCCGATGCCGTCACAGTCTGCCCCGAATAGGCGGTGCCGGTAGCGTTGCCGAGGTTTGCGACAAAGCCGCTCGCCGGGAATACCGCATCGCTGGCGTTGATGAGTATGAGGCCGCTGGCGTCGGTAGTGATCTTGCCGTTCCAGACGCCCGACACGGCCCTGTGCGTGACGGGGCCCAGAACGGCCTGCGTCGAGGAAAAGGAGGCAGGCCCAATTCCACCCGACGAGCCAAAGAAATAAGCACTCCCGTCCCGCAGCCGGTAGCCGAGAACCAGGCCGCTACCATCGGTGGTGAATTCCGCATATGTCGCGACCGTGCCACTCTGCACAGTTTTACCGGGCAGCGATGCCTTAGTCGTAACTGTGAACGTCGACATAGCGGCTGACGCGGCATATCCAGACAGCCGTATCCAGGCGCCGTTGACAAAAGCGACCAGGTCGTTGACCGACCAAGTGGCGTTACCGTCAAGAGATGTTGTCCCGGCAGCGGTCACGAAATACGCGGTGTTCGCGGTGCCGGTGCTGGAGACGAGCGCGGGCGTGTTCGTGGCGGCGTTCCAGCCGCCGAGCATGGTGAGAAGATTCTGGACAACCGGCGGTCCTGCTGGACCGGGAGGGCCGGGAGCCCCCGGTTGCGACACTGAGATAGCCGGCATTATTATGACCCTATCCAGACGATAATCGTCGTCGCTATGTTGCAATAGACATGGATGGCGTTGTCGGGCGGATTGACATCCCAAGCATATCCGTTGCCGGCAAACGACCCAGACCCGAGCATAAGGCCTTGGCCTGACGCCGCGGCCTGATCGAAGGCGAGATAGCACGACGCCCCCGTCGTCTGGACATAAATCTGAAGCGAGTTAGCATTTGTGTTTCGCGGCACTACCGTAGTGTCGGTCGTAGCAGCCACGTTGATCGTGGATTGTTTGATCGAAACATAACCGGTGATCCCCGCTGCCCCCGCCGGCGCAGCGAACGACAACAGGAAGCCGAGGACGAAGGCGAGGGTTTTCATGTTTATCATCCCAAGGAGAGAACCATCGCCGTGCCCCCGCTGAGGTAGACCTGGCCGAGATGGTGTGGGTCAGAGGTGGGCAGGCCCGAGAAGACCACGGTGCCGCTGTTCACCGCGAGCTGTCCGACCGAAGCGGTGCTGCTCGTGCTGAAACCGCCACCCGACACGGTGCCCACGGCCGACATCCCACCGGAGGTAAGGACCCCGCTGCCGGCCGACACATAGCCGCCAGCATTGATGCCCCCCCCAGACATCATCGTTGCGCTCACAGCGCCAGCAACGACCGTGCCTGTCACGCCCAGGCTCCCAGTGTCGCCCACGCCCCCAGAAATCGTGAGGCCGCCGGAACCAACTTGCATCGTCGTGGCGGAAACCACGCCTGCGTTTAGCTGGCCGGTAAGCGACGCATTCCCGCTCGGAGCCAGGGTGATGCCGGACGTATAACCCGCATCGCCGGTAACTCCAGCCGCCTGCACGCTGACGTTCTGCGTAATTATCTTTGTATTTCGGCTGTTGTTGACGCTCGATGTTCCTTCAACGTTCACCGCCGGCGTCGCGCTCAAATCCTGGTAGGCATAGACGATCGAACCAAAGCAGTCGTTGTCCCGAACCGTGATGTAGGAAGACGATCCAGCGCATTGAAACTGCATCGCCACGCCACCGCCGTCGCCCGCGGTTGTATCCGTGAACGTATTATCGCTGATGACGACGCCAGAGTTCCCGGTCGCGGAGTCGTTGTAGACCTGGAGGATCGCGTTCGTGCTGTGACCGCCGAATATGTTCCCTGTCACCTTGACGTTGTTCAGGTGCCCGGACAGCCCGATCGTGCGACCAGTATATCGGGTCTGCTTGGTGGTATTCCCACACACCAGCAGGCCGTCTACTGAATTGATATCGATGTCGCCAGCGGTCTCATTGTCCTGAAGGATATTATTGGCGATGACGCAGTTAAGCTGGATGACATCGACGCCCGTGCCACCAGCCGCAAGCCCACTGATGAAACATCCCGCGTTCGTATTGCCAATCGCGATGTTGTTCAGCAGCCCGCAGCTTACATTCGGCAACGACGTGACGCCGATATTCGCGCTATCGGACAGGATGAACGGTCCAGTCGAGCACCCCGAAACGTAGCAGCCTTTGACGGTGCAGTAGGTATTGCCCCCATACAGCCCGAGCCCGTCATCACTGATGTTGACAGCAGAGCAGTTGAGAAAGTGACTGTTGAACGAGTTCACAAGCTGCGGCGAGCTGTTGGCGTTCGTCATATAGACGCTCTCGACCAGAGAGTTCGCAACAGCCAAGGAGACAGGCCAGTTGTAGGTGTTCTGGATCGTGATCCCGGCTATGTAGATATTCGTATAGAGGGCCACGCCCGCGCCCGGGGTAACTTGCCCTGGAGCATAAGTCGTAACGATGCCGGCACCGGCGACGGAGTGCGCCCCGCCCTGGTTCGCGAGATTGCCATCAATCGTCCCGCGGCCCGTGATCGAAACGTTCGACCCGGTGATCTGGAGCATGCTCCATTGCGGGACCGTGAAGCCCGCGGCAACCGGGGACTTCGATAGCTGCCCGTCCAGGATGATCTGAGAATTGGCTGGGATATTGACCGCCGCATCGAGCAGAATGTTCGCGCCGAAGGGGATATGCAAGGCGCGCGTGCCCGCGCAGTCATTCACCGCCGCCTGGAGCGCCGCTGCCGCAGGCGTCACGCCATCAACCGGCACCGGGTAGTCCAGCACGCTGGCGCGGTCCTGGAAGCGGCTGATGAGCGTCCGGGTAGACGACGCCACCACGCTCAGCGCGCCATCCAGGGCGTTCAGGATCGCTGTGCTGACAGATGCCGGGGTATTCACCCCGAAGCCGGTCGGGAGGGCGAGTTCACCAATCAGGCTCATGACGGCTCGAGCCCCCACCAGTTGCCAGGCGAGACCCCGGACGACGAGACCTGTCGGCCGGTCGCAAAATAGGGAAATAGGTGCCGTGGCGGGTTGTTATCGCGCGCCGCGGCGCGGGCCCGGATCATCTGATTGCGAAACCGCTTGCCGTAATATTCGGCGCGCGCCGGGTCGCTGTAGGGCTTGTTCGGCTGGCTGTAGAGCCGGAACAACGTGCCGTCTCGGATCGGCTCGGCAAACTGGTTCGAGATGAACGGCGGCACAGCCGCGTCCGATAGCTCGTAGGGCTTCAGCACGCAGAGCGCGCAGCCCGCACGGTTGAAGCCGGAGCTGACCCCATACTCGTCGACAATGACCGCCTGCGGGTCGATCCTGAGTCGCCGGTAGAAGGAATTGGGCGTCACTGCTCCCGGCGAATAATCGGATGTCGTGTCGAAGTCCGATGAGAAATCCGAGGTGAAATCCTGCGGCAGCGTCGTCGTGCCGTCGCTGTTCGGGGGCCGGAACCCCAATATCCAGCAGATGACGAAGTTCTGGTAGACCGCGTTCATATCCATCGACGGCTGGCCGGCCGGGATGAACCAGTCGAGCCACACCCGCCAGTAGGTGGACTGGCTGCAAAACTCTTCGATCGTGAAGAACATCTCGGCTTGCACGATGGCGTCGGTCACGCCCGGCAGAATAGCCTCGACCATGTCGAGGATGCGCGTGAGTGCACCAAGCCCGGAGGTCGAGGCCCTGCTTGTGTTCGCGACGATCGGCGGGGGCTGATATGGTGCCATCAGCTCACCACTTTGGTGATCTGGGAGACGAACTTGTTCATCATCGCCACGGCGCGGCCGTCTTCGGTGTATTCGTCTTCACGCAGCTCGGCGCGGCCAGTCAGGTAATAGACGAAGGCGCTATAGACCTGAACGTCGAGCGGGAAAGGCACAACATTGTTGAGGTGCGCGGTCGTGTAGAAGGTCGGCGGGGTGCGCAGGCCGATGTCAAGGAAGAAATCAGGGCGCTTCGAGCGCGTCTCTGCCATGGCGTCATTGAACGCGTCGATCATATCCTGGTCGGAATAGCGGTAGCCGTCCGTGCTGTCGGTGTCCTGCAAGAGGGCTCTCGCCTCCAGGACGCATCCCGCGATCGTGCGCGTGGTCTGCGAGGTGCCGGACATATTCGCCTCTACGCTAGTGGGGCACCCGAAGGTGCCCCGCCCCCTTAGCCTCGGACCGCATACAGCTCGGTCAGCGCGATGCCATCCAGCACCTGGCTGCCGTAGACCTGCATGCCGCGGAGCAGCGTGCCGAACGCCTGCTCGGAGCGCAGCGTCTCGACATTGCTGATCTGCGAGGCGAAGGTCAGGCCATGCGGGTGGCCCGCGAAAATGCGGGTTGCCGTGGCCGAGCCTTCGGTCGCCGTCGGCAGCAGGTTCGAGCTGTATAGCATGAACCGATCGATCATGCCGATGCGGCCATTGCGCAGCAGGCTGATGCCGTCGCCGGAGATGGACGCATTGCGCAGATCGGACTTCTTGATCATGCCGGCAACCCAGGGCGGCAGGGTGAGCCAGCGGCCGGTCTCCGGGATGTTCTGCTCATCCAGCACGGTGCCGAGGTCGACGATGTAGTTCAGGACGTTGTTCGGCGTCAGCGCAACCGGCGAGCCGGTGGTGCCCAGGTTGATAGCCTGGGAGATGGCGCCCGCGGTCAGCCCCTTGTTCGCGGCGACGACGCCGGCATCGAGCGTGGCCAGCACGGCCGTGTCGATGACGATCTTCATCTGCTCGGATGCATCGTCCGCCCACATGCTCATGAGATTGAGGTCGGACTGGATTTCCATCACGTCGTCGAGGATTTCGTTGAAATACTCGGCGTTGCTGATGTTCAGCGTCACGAGGTTCGAGCTGGGGCGCTCGACGACAAGCGGCTGATCGACCTGGTAGGAGCGGATGGTGATCGTGGGCTTCGTACGGATTTTCACCGTATCGCCCATGTTCCGGATTTCGCCTTCGTAGTCGGTATTGGCGATCGCGGCCAACACCGTCGCGGCGTAGAACTTCTCGATCAGCTTGCCCGACCAAATCTGCGGGATGAAAATACCGGAATAGGCGGGTGATGCGCCCGTTCCGGAACCGCCATATGGGGTGGTTGCGACTGCTATGGCCACGGTGGCCTCCAAGAAAGACGTTAAACGAGGCGTCCTTCAGCGGGTGCGGCGAAGATGTCGCGCTCAATGGCGCTCTGTTCGGCTTCTCTGCCGGCGAACTTCCCCTTCCGCACGTCACTGTAAAACGCGGCGATTTGCGCGTGGGTCCAGGTGCGTGTCTTTGCAGCGGGAGCGCCGGGGCTCGCGGCTCGTCCAGGGCCAGGAGCTGCCAGGCTTTCCAAGGACACCTTCTCCGCTCTCGAAGGAGTATGGGGCGGTGTTGGCTCGGGAACCTGTGTCGCGGTGTGCTCGTTCAGATAGTCTTGAAAAAACCGGGCTACGAGACTGGCGTTACCATTCGCGTGGGCATCCCGTAGCAGTTTCATCTTCGGAACGCCACTATAAGGCGCAGGGGCATTCAGCCACTGTAGAAAATTCGGGTCCTCGTTGACTGTGGCCCAGTTGGGAACCACACGATCAAGGTGGGCGGCTACCGCGGTCTGGTTGGTAGCGGTGCTGGCTTGTTTCGCCTGCCCCTGCACCTGTTCCACCTGCTGGCGCAGTTGAGCAATCTCCGGCGCGATTTCCGCGCGGGCCCACGCACGGGCACGGTTAATCAGGTCTTCGCCATACTGCTCCCGGTCTTCAGCCGAGATTTCAGCCGCCGCCGCAGGCGTCGGAGGCGGCGTCGGAGCAGGGCGCGGAGCGCTGGCGGCGATGATGCCCTCGAGCTGCGTGATGCGCGTGTTCACCCGCGCGAGTTCGCCTTCCGCATTGCGCGCACGCAGATTGAGCGCCGGCACCTCGCTGTCATACTTGCCCTTGAGCGAGAAATACTTCTGCTGCCAGTCATCCGCCGCGGGAGGCGTTGGTGTAGGTGTCGGTGCGGAAGTAGGCGGCTGCGTCGTAGCCGGTGGAGTGCCTTCGGCAGGCACTACCGTAGTGCCGGCGCGCCGAGCCCTCTCCGCGGCGATGGCGTCGTCTGCCTGCTTGGCGAGCCGGCGCACGGCAGGCGGCAGGACGTTCTCCATGGGAAACACGGTCGTGCCGTCTGGCTTTTCCACGCCCCTGAAGTCGCTCACCCGAGCACCTCATCCATGGGGTTGGCGCTCGTCATCAGCGTCTGAACCGGGGTTTTGCCCGGCTTCGCCTTGGGCGTGGTCGACGCGGGCGGCCCGGGCGGCGCGGGCTGCGCCGGCGCATCTTCCTCGACAACCCCCAGGGCGGCCGCGGCCTTCACCAGCAACTGGCGCCGCAGCCGGTCATCCACGTCCAGCGCCTGTGCGATCTGGATCATGGCGTAGACACCGCCGTGGTAGCCGGACGGGTCCGCCGGCAGCATCTGCGCCTGCTCCTCGGCCGGCATGAGCCCCAGCTCGAGCGTCTGCACGCGCACCTCGCGCGTCGCCGCCTCGCAGGCGGTCCAGAGGTCGACGCAAGCGCGGGCGTAGCCCGTCTTGTCCGCCCGCTCTTCCGGCGTGCAGGAGAGCGCGCTGCTGACCTGCATCTGCGCAGCGCGGTGCAGCCCCTTGAGGAAGGCCTCAAAGAGGTGATTGCCGCGAAGGCGGGAACACCCCGTCATCGCCTCGTTGCCGATATTGATGCTCATATGGGTGCGTCTGCGTCCGTGCCTGGTGTCTTAGGATAAACGGTCGGCGAACCATGGCTGCCGTTCGGTCCAGCGGGGCTGGGCGCGTCGGCGGGGCGCGAGGTCGCGATCGCGGCGGTGGCGGGCGACATGAAGCTGTCACCCTTGCCATAACGGCCCATTGCTCTGGACGCGGGGTCTCCCGGCGTGATCGTCACCGGGGACGCCGAGTTCAGTGAGCCGAGGTTCTGCCTGGTCAAGTCAGACGCCGCCGATGCCGTAGGTCGACGGGGGATCGTTCATCGGATTGCCGGACTTGGGATCGAGGGACGGCATCGCCGCCTTCGCGCCCTTCTTGGCATAGCCGCTGTTCTTGCCGGCGGTCGGGCCGGTGTCGTCGTTGTTCTTGCCGCCGCCCTTCGCGAACGTCTCGGCCTTGAGCGGGGAAACGACTTTGCTGTCGCCTTTCATGCGGGTAATCCTTGCTGCATCAGGTTTACGGGGGGTGCGACCTGGCCAGGATTGGGTCCCTGCGCCATGGGTGCCTGCTGGCCCTGCGCCTGCGCGCCTGGCGATCCTGCGGATTGGGGGATCATCCCCGGCGGCACCTGTGGCTTCATATTCGCCACGGTTCCTCCGGGTCCGCCTTTTCCAGCCGCACTGGGCGGGGAAGGGGGCTGCCCTGGTTGCACGGGGGGCGCGTTGGGGTTGGCCGCTGTCTGAAGCTGCGCGCCGGCCTGCGCCATCTGCTGCTGCGCGTCCATCTTGGCCTGGATCGTCTGGTCATCCGGGACGATGTCGTCGGGGAGCCCCAGGCCTTCCGCAACAGCGCGCAGGACACGGGCACGACCAAGCTCGCCAATAATGGGAGCATCAATGGGATTGGCGGTGATCTGAAGAAACTGAAGTTGCTTGCTACGCTCAGTCTCTTTCTGGACAGCAACATCCACTCCCTTAACTGTGATCTGCTCATCGCCGGTCAGCATCCCGGAGGTATCCGTGAGCATGATCATGTCGTAGACGGCGGTAAGCAGCGGGTTCATCACGTCGGTGTCGACGTTCGCGGCGACCGTCTGGAGCACCTTTTCCGAGTTGCCCATGAGCATCGACAGGCCGGATGCGGTGCGACCCGCGCCGGCCAGGCCCTGCTGGCTGCCGGACAGATACTTCGGGATGGCGCTGATCTCGTCGGCGGCGCCAGACAGCGCGTTATAGACGGCGAGCAGCTCCTGGGCGTTGCTCTGCGGCTGGAAAAACGTAATCGGCTCCCGCTGCGTCCCCATCGGGTCCATCTGAATATGCCAGCGTTTCCAGGGATACAGGTCGTCGCCATTCTCGGTTGGCGCGATAGCCTCGTCGTTCACGACGACCTGCGGACCGGAGGCGATCGACATATTGTTGATCAGGGACCGAAGCGCCGCGTTGCAGGACTCCTGAAGGTCTTCGAGCAGATCGGGCAGGCCGTGGCCAGCGACGGTGCCTGGGCATTTCTCAAAGCTCGTGACGAAGTAGGGATGCCGCATGCGCGGGCTCGGATTGAGCTGCGTCTTGATGGTGTATCGGCCGATAATGTAGGTCTGGACGCTGTAGTCCATGAGCGGGTCCGTCACCAGCTCCGGCGACATCCCGGCGTTCAAGAGCATCTCGCCGCGGACATTGCCGTGGAACTCCAGGCCGTCGATCATCTCGGTCTGGTTGAGGTTCGGGTTTTCACGGCACTCCAGCATGGCTTGCTCGGCGTCGCCGCTGTCCAGCCAGTCGCGCAGGCCGCGGCCATAATCGTCGAGCACGCCACGGATCGCATCCTGGTCATACCCGGGTAGGCCGATAAGCGAGGTGATGTCCGTGCGTGTGAGGCGCTTGCGCTCGATGATATTGGCGTCTTCGATGTTCGAGACGCCCGGCGACCAATAGACATTGAACGGGCTCACCCGCTCCCAGAACATCCGCGCCTTCTGCTTCATCAGAGGCTTGCCATTCTGGTAGACGAGCTGCGGCACCATCCGCACCGTCGGCCCCTTGATGCAGGCGAAGGGAAAAAGCGGAAGGTCGATGAGGAACTGTCCGAGTGCCTCATAGAACCGGCCTTGGCGCAGGATGTCGTCGACGGCGTTGGACGCGTTGCTGGCCTGCTGCTCGGCGCTGCGGCGCGCCGCCTGCTGCGCGGCGTGCATGAGCCCCATCAGGCGCATGTGGATTTGCGGCGCCGGCACCGGGTTGCCGGTGGCCTGCTGGTTCTTCACCTCGCTGTCGACGAGGGTGATGATGTTCTGCTTGATCGAGTCCGGCACCGGTGGGTCGGGCACCGGGTCGATGTCCCAGGGCCGGTCCGGGCCGAGGTAGACATCGCGGAGCAGGGAGGTGGCGCCGCGGCACTTCACCGCGACGAGACGGGAATAGACCTGGCTGCCGCCGAACCTGGCGATCGCCGCCAGCTTATCCGGGTCGTATTTTCCGTCGAACATCCGCTGCGCGCGGAGGAGGCGGTCATTCAGGGCATCGATACCCTGGTTCCGGTTGTTCCTGAAGACGTTCCACTGCTGGCGGATGTAGCTCGAGAGGTCCGTCTGAGGCACTGTGTCAGTGCGCGGCTCAGCGGCTGCGCGCCGGTCGGCGTCCTCTTTCTGGAGCTGGCTGTTGCTGACGACGCGCAGAAGCTTGCCCGCGCGCTGCCCGTTGGCACCTGTGTAGGAGGCGGGAGGCGTGGACGAGGTGCGACCGGGTATTGCCTGGGGCAATGCGTCGTTCCTGTGGAATTCCTGTGATTGCAGTATAGCCCACTATCGTGCGGCCGATTATCCTTCAAGCACAATGACCGCCGACATGTTGGACTCCATCATTGATGCGACACCCGTCGTCGAGCAGGACCCTGTCCTCGACGACCTGCACCTTGCGCGCTTCACAGACGACATCGCGCGCAAGATACATCCCTACGAAGTTGTCGCTGCGCGCTACGGACTTAGCGTCAGCCAGATGGTCCGGCTCATCAGCATTCCTGCTGTGGCCAAGATCATCAAAGCAAAACGCGCGGTCTACGAAAGCGACAACGCTGCACAGGAGCGGCTGCGCGCCGCGTGGGGCGAAGGGCTCGTCCAGGCCGCACCGAGCCAGATCGCCATGATGATGGACGAACGAACGCCGCATGGTGTGCGTGTCGAATTGTTTAAAGTAGGTGCCCGCATAACAGGTGCTGATGGCGGAGGTAGGGGCGACGGAGTGTCCGGCGCGGCACCTGGAACTAAATTCTCTGTAAGTTTCAACTTTACAGGTCTCGGCCGGAAGGAAGCTTTTGCTGCCGAGACGGTTACGATCGAAGGGCAGGCCGGTGGCTAAACTCACGGCGAAGACGCGCAAAGCAATCCCGACGAAGGACTTCGCCGGGCCCGATCGATCCTACCCCATCCCTGACAAGAGCCACGCCCGCAACGCCCTCGCACGCGCGGCGGGAAAGCCGGTGGCCGCCAAAGTCAAGGCGAAGGTCAAAGCGAAGTTCCCTGACATCAAATGAGCGTCGACTACACACCACCGCCTACCATCGAGCGGTTCATGATGGACGACACATCGCGGTTGCGGTGCGTCGTCGGCCCTCTCGGTTCCGGCAAGTCGATGGGTTGCATCATGGAAACCCTGCGCCGGAGCGTGCAGCAGGCACCACATGTCGAGACCGACGAGTTCGGCAACAAGGTCCGCAATCGCTACTCGAGATGGGCGATCGTCCGCAACACGGCCGCGCAGCTCCGGGCGACGGTGCTCGCCGATGTGCGCCAGTATCTCGGGCCCATGATCAGCTATTACGTCACCGACTCGACCATCAAGATCAGGGCGAAGCTCGACGACGGCACTACCGTAGTGAGCGACTGGCTGCTGATCCCACTCGACACCGCCGAGGACCAGAAGCGGCTGCTGTCGCTCCAGCTCACCGGCGCCTGGATCAACGAGCTGCGCGAGGTGCCGATCGATATCATCGACCCGCTGCTCGGCCGCCTGGGGCGTTACCCAGCGAAGATGCAGGGCGGCCCCACATGGCACGGCCTGATAGCGGACACGAACCCCTGGGACACTGACAGCCCCTACCATGAGGCGCTCGTCGTTTCCCCAACCAAAGGGTGGAACCTCTACCACCAGCCATCGGGGATCGGGCCCGACGCCGAGAATGTCGAGAACCTGCCGCCTGGCTATTACGAGGGTCTGGTCAGCGGCCGGGACCAGGACTGGATCGACGTGCATGTCCGCAGTCAGTGGGGCGTCAGCAACGCCGGGCAGGCGGTGTTCCGCCGCAGCTTCCATATCCCGACGCATGTGCGCGACCTCAAGCCGGTGCTGAACCCGTTCCGTCCGCTCATCATCGGGCAGGACTTCGGCCGCACGCCGACGGCGCTTATCGGGCAGGTCGACGAAGCCGGGCGCCTGATCATCCACAAAGAGGTCGTGACCGAGGACATGGGCCTCATCCAGATGCTGAAGGACCACCTGAAGCCCGCGCTGATGGCGCCTCCCTTTGCCGGCATGCGACACTTCATGGTCGCGGACCCGGCCGGCACCCACAAGGGCCAGTCCGGCGAGCGGTCGCTGTTCGACGACCTCAAGGACGCTGGCTTCCTCGCATACCCCGCCTCAACAAACCAGGTCGACCCGCGGCTGACAGCCGTCGAGAAGCTACTCCAGATGAACATCATGGGGCAGCCGGCGCTCCAGATTTCCCGCGAGGGGTGCCCGCAGCTCGTGCGCGCCATGGCGTCGAAGTATCGATACAAGCGCAAGCGCGGCGGCGCACTCGATGACGCACCGGAAAAGCTGCACCCTTGGTCAGATTTGGTAGACTGTCTTCAATATATGGCTCTCGGTTGTCAAAGCAACCTTACTGGTAAAGTTCTAATGAGAGACAGGCCAAAAACGCCAAGAGCGGCAATGCCAGCGGCGGCGTGGACCTAAAAAAAAAACCCGGCGTGGGAACACCGGGCTAAGTTTAGGGAGGGAACGTCCAAGAAAGCAGCACGCACGATCAAGGACCGCCGTTGCTGTGAGTGCCTGCATAAGGCACTACGGCAGTGCGCGCAACTTACGATTACGTAACTATGCGCCCTCGTCGGGCGGTTCGCCGATACGAGGATCGCTCGCCGTGTGGTAATGGTTCCACCTATCGATCATGTGCGCTTCCAGCACCCGCACAGAGCCGATCGCCGCTACCGGATGCGCGCGCCCGTCATCGAACGCATAGAAACTGGCGTTGCCGGCAGTCATCGCAGCGACAGCGAGGCACGTAAGCTCCCCCCGTTGCGCACGGCGCAGCACCCTCTCTGCCAGGTCCAGAACCCCTGGGGGCGTTACAGGAATGCTGTGGTTGATCCCGCTCCAAATCGGCACGACGTTCGACTTCGGCGTAACCTTCCCGATCCGGCAGCGCGGGTCCGGCGCCGTGCTCACTTCCCGCCCTTGGGCTTCCGGGGCCTGGCGCCGTCGAGCTTGTCGATCTTCCGGTCCTTCGGCGAGTTCTCCTTGATGCCGAGTTTGGCGTCCATCGTCTTGTCGGCCTTGTCGCGCATGGCCTGGCTGGGCTTCTTCATCGTGGCGTCGCCAGCACGCCTGTGGCCGGGTTGCCGAGCCCCAGGCTTACCAACCGATCCACCGCGTCCTGCGCCATGCCCTCGGCCGGCCTGGCCGCCGCCTGGAGCCCGGCGCTGACCAGGCCGCTGACGATCGTGGGGGCCATGGCCAGATGCGCCTTCTGCACGACCATATCCGCCAGGGTGGTGAGGCCTGGCTGGAGCGTGTCGAGCGCGTCCGGCACCTTCAGCGCCACGGTGCGCGCGGCCGCCTCGGCGGCGCTGCGGATGCCGGCGGCGTTGTTCAGGTCGATCGAGCCGTCCTTGATGCCCTTCACGATGTCACCGGCGGCGTTCTGGGTCGCTGACTGAAGCACGGCGTTCGCATTCGCCTCGATGGACCTGGCGGCCGCCGTGCGGGCGAAGGCGAAGTGCTTCTGCGCCCAGTAGGTGATGGCGCCAGCGCCGGCAAGCACACCGGCGGCAGCCGCGCTGACGAGCGCCTCTTCGAGGGGCTGGAGCAGCGCTACGGTAGTGGCGTCCATGGGTGTCAGTCCTCTGTGACCTCGGGGTGCTTCTGATATTCACCGAGCAGGTAGTAGCCATCCTCGAACGCCTGCTTCGGGCTCAGCGCCTCATAGCCGTCGGCGTAGATCAGCCAGTAGTCGCCGGGCACCGGCGTATATCGCGACTCCATGCCCGATTGGTATTTCCGGTAGGTTGCATCCTCAAGGACGCAGCCCGACCGGTCCACTTCCTTGATCGCCTGTGCTTTGACGACCTTGCAGGAACGATAATACCGGAACGCCATCTACCCTACCTCCTCCGTGCGCGTCGTCGCGCTCCCTCGGAGTTCTTCACCCAGGATGGCGCCCGAGGCCAGGGCCTGAGTGAGCGCCTCGAGAGTGTGCGGGTAGTGCTGCACATTCGCGGCGCCGGTCGGTGTCTGGAGCACCACGGCCAGGCATGGGGAAATTGTCATGCGTCGATGGCCTCCTGGAAACAGAGGATGTCCGCGGCATCGACGACCGTCGCGCCGCCGGCAGTGTTATACCAGAGCTTGTGGTAGGCGGCCATGCCGGCAGCATCGTTCGCAGCAGGCAACGGTGGCGGCGCGCGCCAGACTTTCACCCTGGCGACCGCGCAATTGTAGAAGTGGTTGTAGATCATCTGCCCATACGGGTCGAAGCCGGGCATGATCATTGTGGTGATGATAGCCTTCAGCTCGGCATTCGCAGGGTAGTCGAGAAAGGTATTGTATTGGTCGTCGTGGGTGATCTTCTCGACCTGGAAGGGGCCGCGCGCCGGGCCGCCGTCGAGCTGGGAGATGTAGACGAGGCCGCCGGACTCCTTGTTCGCGATGCCTGTCATGAGGTTCAGCGCCGCGGGGCTCGCGAACTTCGCGCCCATGGCCGCGAGGCACGGCGCCACCGTGAGGGCTTTGAACTGGCTGAGGTCTAAGCCCATCCTGGTTCTGTCCTACCTCCTGCGTTCGGGCTATCGCCCGCCCTCGGAGTTTCTGATCGTCGACGGCTTCAGCGGTATGAGCGGCGACACGCGCGGCGATCCGTTGGTGATGAAGCTCCAGGGATGGCACATGTCGAACGCGACGCTTTGCACATACCACGGCCACGGGCCCGGCGGGAGGTCCGTCGGCAACTGAACGTAGAGATTGAACTGCTCGCGGCCGTGCGAGAGCAGCACCGCACCGGTCTCCGAGCCCAGGGGCAGGATGTCCGGCGCGCCGGCGAACCTGTCGGCAGCCGTCGCCTCGGGGAACCGCAGGAGCGCTCTCACGACGCGGCTGGGGCAGCTCTTTTCGCGAGTGCGGTCATAGTGGAGCTTCGCCCAGCCGGCATCCTGCATGGTCGTCGTGTCGACCGGCGCGGCGTTGTAGACGATCGCCGGCCCGCGGTAATCGATCGCCGACTGCGCGGCGATGCCCAGGAACCCGCCGACGGCGAACACCGAGAACCCTCGAACGAGAGGGCGTGTGACGACCAGCAGACGCGGGGACAGTCGCATCATGGCACTCCGAGCTTCGATTTCCACGAATTGATCCAGATCGAGACGACCGCACCCGAGACGAACAGGAGCAGCCATTTCGCCCACTCGAGCACGAGCGCGGTCCCCATCTTCTTGATCGTGCCCTCTCGCGCGGCCGCGCTCGCCGCGATCTTGTCGAGGTAGCGGTTGTTCCGCAGCGTGTCCTGCAAAGCCTTCCAGCTATTCTGCTGGTCCGGGTCGCCATAGCCGTCGCGGACACCCATGCGCTCAAACCGCTTGGTAATCTCGGCGTTGATGATGGCAGTCAGCCGATCGCGCTCGTCGCCGGGCGACCGCCGCTCGGCACCGGCATAGTCCTCATCTGGAGCTTCCCGGCGGTCGTGAGAAGTCGGTGGGGTCATTCTGTCCTCGTGCGAGCGTGCGCGCGAGACGAACACTTAGCGGGCAATACCTGGTGTGCAAACAACAACGATCTCTTGTGGTCCGTGAGAAT